AGGCACTACCAGGAGGCAGACAACGTGAAGGATCGACGCCGCGGACCGCTGATCATCGGCCTGGCTGGGGCGATCGGGGCCGGGAAGACGCTCGCCGCGAGCATGATCCCCGGGGCTCATCACCTTCAGTGGGCGGACCCGATCTATCGCGGCCTCGCGGCCATGTTCGGCGTGCCGGAGGATGTCCTGCGCGACCGGACGCAGAAGGAACGCGGCGTTCTCGCCGGCGACCTTGAGGTCGTTCCCCGTCACTGCCTGCGAACGCTGGGCACGGAGTGGGGCCGCGACATGATCCACCCCGACATCTGGGTCCGGCTGACGATGCAGCGGATCGACACACTCGCCGAGACCATCGGCGTCCAGGTGTTTGCCATCTGCGGCACGCGGTTTCCGAACGAGGTCCAGGCGATCCGCGAGCGTGGCGGGGAGGTCTGGTGGGTGGACCGGTTCGCCAGGCAGGAAGGCGACCATGTCAGCGACCGGCTCATCGGCCCGCACGACTGCGACCGCGTGATCAAAAACTACGGCCGACCGGACGACCTCCGCAAGGAGGTAGAGGCCGCGTTCATGCTAGCCGTCTTCGGCGTGGCCGCTGGTGCCTGATTCTGGAATCTGGAACGCTCACCCGACAGACACCCACTCAACTCCTGCTGCCTTAAGGGCGAGACGAACATCGTCAAACCGAAGGTACAGCGTGGCATCTTTGCCGATACATTCCGGTGTCTTCAGGCAGACTTGGCGGCGGGCTGAACTGCTCTTTGGACGATAGGTGTCGGCGATCCACTTTTCGACTTCGCTCGCCCTGTACCTGATTGCTCGTCCGACGTGTACGTGAGGGGGGCCATCCTTGCCTGCCCACTTCCACCTCGCGAGCGTGTTCGCCTGAATCCCGAGAAACTCCGCCACCTGCTTCCGCGTCAACAGCCTGTCCATTGCTTTCTCCTGGGAGTACGAAACCCATCGCACCATAGCGGCGTTTCGCGCGCTCGCAAACTGCTCAATGACGATCAACGAACTTCAACGTGCCGCAACGTTCGGGCCGGTGGAACCGGTCGTGCCGATCATGCGTCGCCGGATTCGGCGTTCGGCCACATCCGGGGGTGACACTTGCAACGCGGTCAGATCATGCCGACTGTGCCGGTGGTTCCGGCTCCGGCTTGAAGATCCGCGGCAGGCTCTGCCAGGCCTTCGGGCGGCTGGCGTCCACCACTCGCGGGTCGAGGTATGACCGCCGCGTGATCCGGTCCGTCGAGTGCCCCAGGTAGCCCGTCGCGTCGAGGCCGGCGGCCGCGAGGTGTGACGCTGTCGATCGGCGGAGCGCGTGGAACTGAACGTCGCGGCCGTCCCCGAGCCCGGCCCGCCGCGTGATCGTCTTCCACCTTTTCCGGAGGGCCGTGTCCGACGCGATCCACCAGAACACCGTCGGCCCGTCGTGGGCCGTGACGGCGTCGACGAGCTCGCAGGCCTCGGGCGAGAGTTCGTAGACCCGCTCCTGCCGGCGGCCCTTCCGGATCACGGCCGGCACGGTCAACGTCGGGCGCTGCCAACACTGCCGCGGCGTCTTCAACAGGGCGTTGATCCGCTCGCCCGTCTCGAGCCCCACGGCGATCAAGGCCCGGAAGAAGGTGCTGGCTGGCACCGGCCCCACCCACCCGCTCGACCACTTCGCGGCCTCCGCGAGCCGCGCCAGCTCGGCCGTCGTGAAGGCCCGCGGCGTGGACTGCGGGATCAACTCGGGCGCGACTGTCGGGCGAAGCCGCACGAGCCCCCGGCCCTGGGCGAGATTCCAGATCGCGAGGATCCCGGACCGCTCCCGGGCCACGGAGTTCGGCGACTTTTTCTCCGCCATCTTCGTCAGCCACTGGGAGACGACCAGGTCATCGAGGTCGTCGAGCGTGGCCGGGCGGCCAAGCCACCGGGAGAACTGGGTGATCGCGTGCCGCAGCAGGCGGACGCTTTCCGGCGAGCGGCTCCGGAGCCGGAGCGGAACGTAAACGTCGGTCAGGAATCGGTCGAGTGTCATGGTGCGTACCTCCGCAAGGTGTATAGGCCACGCATCCGTGCCGTGTGTCCTCCTTCCTTGGCGACTTCCGGTTGTGACGGCCGTGCCGATTGGCCGCCGCACCGTTGGTCGCTGAATGGTTCGGTAACACCCCCGCCACTTTCAAACGTTTCGATCCTGCCCGGGAAACCAGGGCCAAAACAGGGCCGGACACCGCCGCCAGAATCCGAGGCCGTTCGATGGACACCGGTGTTATGGCGGTCCTCGTCTACTTCGTCCGGGCCGCCGGTCTGTTCCTCGCGATCGGCGTCGCGGTCGTGATGGCCTTCGTCATGCCGTTCACGGCCAAGGGTGGCCTGGCCGGGGCCGCGGTGGCCGTGCTCGTCGCGGCCGGCGGCGTCCTGTCGTGGCCCAGGTGGCCCGGCTCCTGGCGGACCGACGCCCCGAGCGACAAGCAGATCGCCTACGCCGAGAACCTCGGGATCCGCATCCCCGCCGGCATCACGAAGGGCCGGCTGTCCGACATGATCGAGGCCGCGAAACAGGTCCGCGGGTGAACCCCCGGCCGCCGTGTTGATTCACGGCCCCGAATCCATACGCTACGGAGGCCATGAAGATGCCGTTCAAACCCAAGCCCGGCCGGACCTACATCAACACCCGCGAAGCGGCCGACATCTTCGGCTGCAGCATGGGCCGGATCCGCCAGCTCGCCCTGGCTGGTGACCTGTGGTGCGGCCATCTCCATGACCGCGCCCTCGTCTACGACAAGGACGAGGTCGAGCGGAAAGCGAAGGAGATCCCGGCGACCGGCCGCCCCCGCAAGGGCCGGCGGTCCGCCTGATCTCATTCAAGGACCGTTCGGGGAACTGCCGATTGTGGTTCTAACCACAACGCTACAAGCAGGAGAACCCGATGCGACGGATCAACTGGAACAACCTGACCACCGCCCTGGTCCTCGTCCGGCTCGGCCAGGAACTGGGATCGGATTCGCCGCTGGCCCGCTCTGTTTTTGCGGTCGCGGAAATCGCCGCGAAACTCGCGGCATTTTTCCCTGTTGACAAGTTCTAACCACACCCCTACAACACCCCGCGTCAGTTCTAACCACACCACAAAAAGGAACGAAGGCATGGACGCCAACGAACGGATGCCGGGCGATGCGGAAGCCGGTGCGGCGGTGGCAGGGATGCAGGACGTCTACGGTCGGCCGCTGCCGTCCATCGGAGACTGGATCAACGGGTCCAGTGCCGGCAAGCAGTGGGCCGGTCGGGTGATCGGCGTCGAGGGCTCGACGGTGATGGTCGACGTCGACTGCGGCGTGCTCGTGGCTCCCATCTCGCACATCGGGAGGGCCTGACCATGCTCAACAATCACGCCCACCACCGGCGCGACTACCGGGAAGGCCCGTGGGAGGCCTTCCTCCAGAAGAAGGCCCGGGCGATCCAGAAGCTCATGGCCCCCGGGCGGGTGCTCGAGCAGCTCGTCGCCCAGGCCCGGCCCGTCGGGGACGGCCTCTACGCCATCCCGGCCGGCCCGGCCCTGTTCCTCCGGGCGAAGGCCAGCCTCGACGAGTTCCGCGTGATCGCGAACGACACCGAAGGCGAGGTGCTGCGATGAGCGACGCGTGGCTGGGCTTCTGGCTGATCGTGGCGGCGTCGTTCGTGATGACGTTCACGCTGGGGGCCGTGGCGGTCGGCCTGGCGGTGGTGATGAATCGCATGGAGGAGCCCCGTGGCGGATGCCGCGGCGGAGGATGCCGGCGGGATGCCGGTCGGCAGGGATGCACCCGGTCGGGGGCGGTCGAAGGACCGACCGCCTCCGATTTCACGACGCTGGCCCGCGCGGGCTGGGTCGACATGGAGACGGTCCGGCGAATGGAGGGGAAGTGATGGGACTGAAGATCGTTCGTGGCCGACAGGCCGCACCGGCGAAGGTGGTGATGTACGGCGGCGAGGGCATCGGCAAGACGACGCTCGCGAGCCAGTTTCCCGATCCTCTGGTGCTCGACACCGAGGATGGCACGAACCAGCTCGACGTCGCACGTGTGGTGGTTGGCGACTGGCAGACCATGAGGACGGCCGTGGCTGCCCTCCAAGTGGACAGGCAGGGATTCTCGACGCTTGTCGTTGACTCGATTGACTGGGCCGAGCGGCTGCTCGTGGAGCAGGTCTGCAAGGACAACAACAAGGACAGCGTGGAAGCGTTCCCGTTTGGCAAGGGCTGGGTGATGGTTGCCGAGCAGATGGGCAAGTTCCTCGATTCACTCGACGGGCTTGTGGCTGCCGGCATGAACGTGGTTTTGGTCGGCCACTCGACGGTCAAGCGGGTGAGCCCGCCTGAAATGACCGAGGGGTACGATCGACACGAGCTGAAGCTGTCGAAGCAGGTAAGCCCGCTCGTGAAAGAGTGGGCCGACGCTGTGATCTTCCTCAACTACCGGACGCGGGTGGTCGAGGGCACCGACGGCCGCTCCAAGGCTGTCGGCGGCAAAGAGCGGTTCATGTTCGCCGAGCGCTGTGCGGCGTTCGACGCCAAGAACCGATACGGGCTGCCGGCTGAGATGCCGATGGGGATCGCTGCCCTGGCCCCGATGTTCGCGTCCACGAAGGCGAAGGCCGCCGCACCGGCTGCCGTCCAGTCCGACCGAAAGGGCTGGCTGGAGCGTGTCAACGAGGCCACCACGGTTGAGGAGCTCGGCCAGATCGGCACCGACGCCGACCTCGCCGAATCCAACGGCGAACTGACGCCATCGCAGCGGCAGCGTCTCGATTCGCAGATCGACATCCGCCACCAGCAGATTCAACCACAGGAGGTGGCCGATGGCGTGGCATGACGGGACGCCGTGGCTGAACCGCTACAAGTCGCGCGAGGTGACCGCGGCAGAGCGGCTCGCGGAAGTGGAGAAGAAATGCAGGGCCGGTGACCTCGGGCTGCATGAAGCCCTGGTCGCCGCCCATGCGATCGGGATCGAGCACGGCCGGGCGACCCCGGCCGTCACGCGGATCGGTGAAACCCATACCCCAGAGGTGCAGACATGAGGTTCGACACGTTCGGAGAGGACGATTCGGTGGGCCTGTTCGCGGATGGCGATCACCAGGTGGAGATCGTCAAGGTGAAGACGGTGACACGCAAGCGCGATGGTCAGGAGTGCATCATCGTCACGCTGCGGGATCTGAACGGCACCTTCGAAGACCTCGAGCGGTGGTTCGACCCGACGGAGAAGCGGGACTGCAAGCTGGCCCTCAATCTCCTGAATGCCCTTGGCCTGCCGAGCTCGGCCGAGATCGACCAGGAGGTCGTGGGCCGGCGGGTGGTCGTCACAACGAAGCAGGGCATCAACAAGTCGACCGGGCAGGCGGTTGTCTACGTCAACGCTTTCGCCGCGGCACCGGGTGCGCCGGCCTTCGAGTCGTTCCGCGAGCCGGAGCCGGCGAAGCAGGCGGCCAGGACGCCGACCCAGAAGGCCGACGCGGCCTCCGGCGTGATGCCCAACGACGACATCCCTTTTTGATGAGGTGCAACATGGCAACGGTCCACAAGATCGAGGTCTACGGCTGCAACGTGACCACCTACGCGAAGGATGGCGAGACCCTCGACGTTCACGGCGTGCCGATGGTGCAGCTGCGACACGGCACGATCGTGAAGGCGGACGGCTTCCACGCCAGCCTCGCGGACGCGAAGCGGGAGGCGGCCGACAAGATCGACGCGATCCGCGGGCAGCTCGCGGAGCGGGCCGCGCAGCTGCGGAAGGAGGCGGACGCATGGCATGGCTGATCCGCACGGGACCGAACGGGGTAATAGGAGTCGCCGGGGCCATCGAGATCGTGCGCAACCGGCTGGACTACATGCAGCGGCACCCGCACGTGCCCCGTGAGCGCCTGATCGCCGAGGCCCTCGACTACGCCAGGCACGTGCAGCGGTGGGTGGCGGACAACGAGCCGCCACCGCCGCCTCGGGTGCCACATCTGGACCGCCACGGAAAGCCCGGGCCAATGTCGGACGGGTAGGAGATCAACGGCGGCCGCTCCCGGCCGCAGGGGCTGACTCATCGCAGCCCCAGGGAGGACGCCGCGGGCGGTCGTCTGAAACACCCGCAGCATGGGCCTGCACTCCAGCCGGTGACCATGCCGCGCCGGGCGTAACCCGGCAAATACACACGAAGGAGCGTGAGTCATGCCAGCGGTCAATCGGATCGACGTCGATCGGGTGCGGCAGCTGCTCCGCCAGGGCAGCACGCAGAAGCAGATTTGCGAGAGGCTCGGGATCAACAAGTGCAGCGTTTCGCTGATCGCCAGGGCGATGACGCAGGAGGCCAAGACATGAGCGACTACTACCCGCAGACGATCGACTACGGGCCGCTGTTCGCCCCGCCTCGGGCACGGGCCACCGACCCGGCGACGTCGCACGCTGCTGCCCGTCGCGTGGGCGAGTTTCGCGGCGAGCACGCCCGCAAGATCCTGCAGGCGTTGTCTCTCGGCCCGGCTGGTCAGAGCGTGATCGCGGAGCGATGCGGACTGCTACCGCACCAGGTGAACAAGCGCATCGCGGAACTTGCCAAGGCGGGAATGATCGTCGAGACGGGGCGCGTGGTCGAGAGCTCCAGCGGCAGGGGCGAGAGGGAATGGAGGGTGGCGTGATGCAAGAAGAAGACATCGACAATGCCGGCGACGACAGGCAACTGCTGTTCGCGCCAGAGGAGAAATTCGCGAACCCGCGAGATCACATGGGACGCACGGCGACTGAGGCAAAGTCGCTGTGCGACAAAACCACAGAGTGCAAGTGCCCTGTTTGCGACCACAAGCTGATCGTGCGGGCTGGGGAGCAGATAGCCACCCACTTTGCTCACGCAAAAGGCAGGAAGGACACGTCATGCAAGGGCGGGTTTGAGACTCCTTGGCATCGGTGTGCGAAGTTGGCTGCTGGAATGCGTGAAGGATGGCTGCACGAGTTCACAGACAAAACTGACAGGCACAGTAGGTTCGACGCCTACAACGCATTTACGCAGCAAGCGTTCGAGGCAGTGCACTCGCTGAGCCCAACGTACATTGAAAAGCAGCGGTCTCTCTCGGGCCTAGGAATCTCGTGCCAGTGGCTGTTTGATTCCGCTGGAGATTTCGCAAACAAAAATCCACTTCCGCTTGATATCGACAGCGCAATCAACGGATTGCTTCAGTGCCACGACCTGCTTGGCAAAAAGGCGCTGGAGATCATTCAGCAGATCGGGACAGAGCATTGCTTTTTACATTACCTAGGATTGGCATGGAGGTGGGTGGGCGTAGACAGATGGCAAGCGTGTTCGCCAGTTAGCGAAATACAGAAACTGTGCACTGGGGAGCGAGGGATAAACAGGCTTTTGATTGACCTTCGCGCTAGAGGCGACATGCCGAAGGACAAGCTTGCATTTAGGAACGGCGACCTAGTTAGCACGTCGTGGCGTGAAATCTCGCCGCAAAACCTTATTGCCACTGTAAACCAACAAAAGGATCAGCTTCTTGAACATTGGCGTCGCATTAAGCGGAATCGCCAATACAGCCGCCGCAGAATGGGAACACGGCAGTATCGGCCAACCACTGAGCACGATATAGCCACGAAATCAAAGCCAGTGTGCGAAGTGCTGGCGGATCGGCAGCTTCTGACTGAGCAGCTTTCGTCCTACGTCCCGTCGCTTGGTTGCGATGGAATAAACAACGAACATCGCGGCCATGATGAAGATCCGCTTGCAAGGATTCATCGCACTTGGCGAGAGCATTGCGAACGCAATGGCTGGCTGGCAAAGGAAACCAACGATGCCCGCTAACTGGCACGAACAACGCCTCCGCGAAGAACGCTCGGAGCGGATCAAGGAGCAGGAGGCCAAGCGTGACCCGGAGCTCGAGCAGGCGGTCATCGCCTACCACGCTCACCGGATCAGCGGCGGCACGATGATGTTCGCGGAGTTCAGGTCGGAGTGGATCAAGACGAACGGAGGCCAGGATGGCCGGTGAGTGGCTCGCAATCGACATCGGGCTGCCGGACAAGCCGGAGGTCCAGGAGCTGATCGACCTGACCGGGCAGCCGGTCGAGTACGTCTGCTTCCGGCTCTACCGGCTCTGGTCGTGGGCCGCCGTCCACTGTGCCGACGGCACGGCCAGGATGACCGTCCCGAGGCTGGCGAGGACATGCGGGGGTGATGAAGCCTTTTGGCGGGCCGTGGCGGCCGTCGGGTGGCTGGAGATCGACGAGACGGCCGCTACCGTTGCTGTCCCCGGGTGGGACCGCCGGTTCAGCCAGGCGGCCAAGGCGAGACTCCAGCACCAAGACCGTGCCAAGGCCCAAAACGAGCGGGATCCGGACCGTCGGAAGCGTTCCGGGGCTGCCTGCGCGACAGCGCAGCCGTTGACTGCGCCGCCGCGCAGTAGAGGAGAGGAGAGGAGAGAAGAAGTTCCTCCTCCTCCGCGCGAGGCTTCGCCACCGGACCCGGCAAGTTGGGCAACCCTGCGGAACGCATGGAACGACGGGCCGGGGAGGCCATGGAAGCCCGCAGAGCCACCGGACGGGGCCACAGAGCGGCTTTCGGAGCCCGGGTGGCTCACGGATGCCGTCGAGGCGATCGGCCGTCTGCGGGCCTGCAGGTACTTCGAGACGCCGGTGGCCCTCGGGCAGTTCGTGAAGCCTGGCTTCGTCGCCAAGGTGCTGGGAGGGCAGTACGACGCCCCGAAGAACCGGCCGGCGGCGGCTGGCCGGCCGGACGAGCGTCCGCCGGCCCAGGGGTGGACAGGCGATGACGCGGCCCGGTTCGAGGCCACGAAGCGGGCCATGGCCGCGAAGCTTCAGGAGGCAACGACATGACCGACCGCGACCACTTCGCCGCTGCGGCGACTGACGATCAGTCCGACTGGCTGCGGCACGCGATCGCCTCCGACAAGATCACGATCGCGGAGCTGGAGGCCGAGATCGAACGGCTTCGCGAGGCCATCCGCCGGCTCGCGGATCAGGACGCCACGCTGTCGGTGTGCGATGGCGGCGTGACGGTGACGATAGATGCCACGCTCACCGACGAGGAGCGGGGGGCGATTGAACTGGCGGCAGGCGACTACCTGTACCACCAAGACCCAGGAGGCCGGGCTCAATGGATACGGCAGACGCTTCGCGGGCTGCTGGAGCGAACGCTATGAAGCCCGCCCCAATCATCGGCATCGACCCCGGCCCACGAGAGTTCGCGTGGGTGCTGTGGGACGGGTCGCGCGTCCTCGACTGCGGCGACGTGCCGAACTACCAGCCGGGGGCGTTCCTGCCGCCCTCCGTCGACTACCGTGTGGCGATCGAGTGGATCGAGTCATTTGGAATGGCCGTCGGTCGCGAGGTGTTCGAGACGGTCTTTTCGATCGGACGCATGGCGGCGATGAAGGACGTCCGCCTGGTCCCCCGTCGCGACGTCAAACTGCACATCTGCCGCTCGCCGCGGGCCAAGGACGGCAACATCCGCCAGGCCCTGATTGACCGGTTCGGCCCGGTGGGTACGAAGAAGGCCCCGGGGCCGCTGTGGGGCATCTCAAACCACCGGTGGGCGGCCCTGGCCGTGGCGGTCACGGCCTTCGACCTCGAGCAGACGGATCACGAGGCGACCTTCCACCGGATGACCGGGACCTGACGGCATGGAGGCCAGGATGGTACGACGCGACGTCTCGCGGAGTGGGGTTCGGAACGGGCGGCGGCTCATGCGGGACCGCTCGGGGCGGCTCCTCGGGTCGACGCGGATCGTGCTCTCGGCGATCCAGGTCCGGGCGGTCGAGCGGATGTTCCGGACCGGCCGGAGCCTGGAGGCGATTGCGGACGCGATCGGGGTGTGCAGGAACACGATCCAGCGGATCCTACGCGACCAGCTGCAGCACGTGCCGCGGCGGAAGCGGTCGTGGATGGACACGGCACGGCGGGAAGACCCGTCCCCTGACGAGCTGCGGCAGCAGATGGCAGACCTCCGCGGCTCATAGGGCAAATCGGTGGCCGCCGCTACCCTCGCGGCATGGCCTCCGCCCTCCAAGCCCGAAGCCCGCTCCACGTCGCCTTCGTGCGCGGGAACGACTATTCCGCGATCATCGACTTCTCGATCGCGACAACCGGCTACCAGTTCGAGGCCGAGATCTACTCGCTCACGAACGGGGCGATCCTGGCCGAGCCGGCGATGACGAACTTCGACGCGGCCGCCGGGAAGGTCAGCCTGGTCATCACGGCTTCGGTCGGCAACACACTCCCGATCGGGACGCTCGGGCTCCGGATCCGCTGGATCGCCCCGGGCGTCCGCGACGTCCTCGGGGGCACGTGCGAGGTACTCCGGTGAGCGACATCCAGGTCGAGATCAAGCCGCTCGAGGTCCAGGCGACCGTTTCCGGCGGATTCGGCCCGCAAGGGCCGAAGGGCGATACGGGCGACCAAGGCCCGGCGGGGGCGACAGGCCCGCAGGGGCCGCAAGGTGTGGCCGGTGCGACCGGAGCCACTGGCGCGACCGGGGCCACAGGCCCGCAAGGCACGAAGGGCGACACGGGAGACACGGGGCCGCAAGGCCCGGCTGGTGCGGCTGGTGCTACGGGTGCCACTGGTGCAACCGGGCCGACAGGCCCGCAAGGTGCCACCGGCCCGCAAGGCCCACAAGGCGATCCCGGCGTCGTGTCTGCCACGGCTCCGATCACCTACTCGTCGCAGACGGTCGGCATCGCCATCGGCACGGGGCTGGCGACTTCGGGCGGCTCGCTCGTGTTGGCATCGCACACCCACTCCGCAGCCGACATCACATCCGGCACCGTCGCCACGGCGAGGCTCGGCAGCGGGACGGCTGACTCCACGACGTTCCTTCGGGGCGACGGGGCATGGTCCGCGCCATCCGCGAGCGTCACCTACGCCACGACGGCACAGGCACAAGACC